AGTGAAGTAATGTTTGTTTGTGCAGCAGTAGATAATGTACCAGCAATTGTACCACCTGATACATTGAGTCCGGCGCTGAATACTGGTATCTGGGTCATAGTTACAACCCCGTCAGAAGCAATAGCAATAGCATCTGCATCACCAACAGAACCAATTTGTCCAGCGTTTGCAATAGTAATACCACTACTATGGATATCTCTCGCGGCAAAAGTAGCAACTCCGGTTACACCAAGTGTTCCACTAATATCGGCAGTGCCGTTGATGTCAATGGCTGTTGCTGTCAGATCAATCTCATCAGTAGCACCGATAGAAAGAACCGTTGCGCTTGATCCATGAATAAATTGACTGTCGTCATTAAACTGGATTTTCATTGTGCTGTTTAGAAGTAATCCTGTATCAGCAACGTGTGTTAGAGTTACATCTTGATCATCGCCAAAAGAAACTACTGCGGCATCAGCCAAGTATAGGTCAGACCACTCTAAAGCAATAGTGCCGAGTGCAGCACCATCTGATGATGAGGGTGAAAAACTAGTTGTTGCTAATGCAGAGGTTAGTGTTACCACTGTCGCAGTCGCACTGATACCACTAGTCAAAGACGATGCATCTCCAATTAGAGTATAAATCTCTAAGAAGTTATCATTAACTTTATCAGCTGCAGCCCGAAGAGTATCGCCAGTGCCATCGTCTGCGGCATCGCCTATTCCTAATACTTGATTTGCCATTTATGTTCTCCTAGTGTTATTTATAATCATGTTGGATCACCAAATGGATTAGATTCCGAGAAGTCTAAGACTGTATCATCCAATGTATCAAATAATTCATTTTGTGCGGTCTTATCATTCACATAATCACCAATATAGTAGTCTTCAGATATAATGTAACTACCATTTTCAAGTAGGACACTTTCACCAAACGAAGCTGGATCATCATCTGAACTAACCGTGGCAGCATCTACAGTGACATTTGTTATATCAAGAGTATAATCTGTATCATCTATCGTCAATGATTCAGTAACAATAGTTGCGTTCTCAAGTGTTATCTGATAATCAGAACTTGCAGTTGAAAGCGCAGTTTCAATTGCGTCAATATCTGTGATACCTGTATCAAGAGCTTCTGAACCGTAATCGAACAGACGACAGCGCATCTTGTAAACTGGGTTATTGTCCAACTGGTGGAAAGGATCATCGTGATCCACAAAGTTAATCTCAAATAATTTTTTAAGTGTGGGGTGATAAATTGCATCACCCTCTAGTGGTCTATCAGCATCAGTTGCGTCAGTCTCGTTTATAATGTAAAATATCTCGCCCTCTAGTTTAGATGTTGAGAGTGTACCAGACTCCAATTGAATTGAACCAGACGATGTTGAGTCTGTTCCCGTTTCTATTTGTACTTGTTTTGTCTTCTCTTGAAATCGTGTCTTACTTACAACGAAAGTTGCTTCACTAAGGTTCTGCAAACCAAACTGAGACATCAGTTCTTGTTCTCCAGCAAAACCACCCCCGGAATCTTCCATATACATTTCGATAAGAGACTGTGTGTTAAACTTGGATAGTGCATCTTCGCCAAGCACACTGTCTTCTGCAACAAGTGTACGGTCAAGATAATATACATCATGACCGTGAATCTGAATTGCTTCTGCAACCAAATCAGCATACAGTGATTGCTCAGTTGCAATCGCAGATACGCCGCTCGTATGAAAATGTTTATTTACAGCCATGAATTATCCTATCATGTAATTAACTGGTAACTCAAACGTGAGCTGAATTTGTTCTTCTAACTTATTAATCTCTTCCTGTGCTTGTGAATATATGGTTGCGCCATTCATAGTAACACCACCAAGTAGTGCTACACCTTCAAATTTAGAAAGGTTTGCGCCCCACTGTTGTTTAATCAGAGCAGTTGCATACCTCTTGAGGAAGATGTCATCAAAGATATCTGTGTAAGTTGTCGGGTCTATTTTGCGATAACATTCTACAATGATAAAATCTTCACCCGCAATAAAGTCATTCGACCAATCACCATCAATGTAAAGACGATTCTGATGTTGGTTAAATCTAATTGGTGTTTCTCCAACGAGAATGTGTTCTAGAAGGTCAAGGTTGTCCATTGCCATTTGATACTGAATAACAGAAGTAGAAGATAGGTCATACAAGTCATTAAGACGCAACTGGTAACGGACATCAAACATGTTAGCACCACCGCCTGTGCCTGTGAACGGCCAAACTTGTATCACAGATACGACAGCAGAAGGCATTGGAATAAAATTACTACCCTCTAGAAATGTATCAGTAATAGTGCTGTCTACTGCATCAGTTCCTGTTGTAGTTATATTTGCCTTTCCTCGCGCAACATCTGCTTCGGTAATCAGATGTTTGAGATACATCTTCTCAATACCATCATAATGATATTGTGCAAAATACTGAAGAGCCTCATCAATGCGATCATCTGCCTGATCATCTGATACGTTAATATCGATAACCCCAGAACCTAACGCCCGTAAGCAATAATCTTTAAATGTTGATTTACTTGTAGGTATGGCCATAGAAGTATCCTTTTTTATATATTTATAAGATTTGTTTTATTGCAATATAAAATAGAAATGGACTACGCAAAGGCCTTTGGTCTGACCACTTTAGTTCTTTCTAACTAATTGTTGTAATAGGGATTTAATTTCGTGCATCTCAGATTTCAAAGTATTTAATTCTCTAGTCGTTTCACGCATCTCATCCCTCTGTCTTTGCGCTTCCCCCGCACGTTTTTTTGCAACCTCATATGCGTTCAAATTATGATTTATAATTCCATGACTACCCGTAGCATCCTTAACATAATCATCCTCATTCTCTATTTTAATATATTTTGACATCTTATGTTGCTAAAGCCAAAACACGAAGATTTTTAAGCCTTGGTGGTTCTGTTTGATTTGTTGTTCTCATAACAATTTTGATCTGAAAGGAAACAAATTCTTCCAAGGGTGAACCAATACCATCATCTGTCACACCAGCAGTGTATTCGTGTTCAAGGAATTCATTAATGTTCTCAGAAGGCCGGGTTGTAACATCTGGTCCGCCGGAACCAGCAACAGTTCCGTCATCATTAAAGAAAGTAAAACTCATCTCATCAAAGTCAAATGCATCATCAACTCGTAGAGTTTTAAATAACACTTTAATATCTGCATCAGGTTCTCGAGCAGCATCAAAAAGAACTCGTAGAGAAGTTGCAGGAGTTTCTAGATTAATTTTCTTAGTAAGATAAATTGCCGAATGATTATCACCCTCTGGTTCCGTCATTGCTCTGTATGTGGATGTTGGAAATACATCAGAAGAAGAATCAATCTTGTTTATCTGATTTGCTACAGCAATCATAGACATTCTTTGCGTATCAATTACTGGAGATAGTGAATCTAAATCTGAACTCAAAGTTATTGGAATACTAAGAGATTTAGTACCAGCCATTTCATTAGTTTCATTGATATCAGACGCAACTAAATTGGTAGTACTCCAATAATAGTTGTCTTGAAGAGGAAGAGCTCTACTGGTTGTTGATTTTGTAAATGGAGTTTCAGAACCGCTTGGACTTGTTCCAGATGTTACTAAGAACCCAGCATCAATTTTAGTTCTTGCAGGAATCAAAAGACCCATGATAGTTGTAGAAACATCATACTGAGCATTTTCCGTTGCAGTAACAACACTTCCACCCATTGTTGAAGTACTACCAGCACCATCAACAACTGGTGTAGTTGAAGTCACAATAGTATAACTATCTTGTTGAATATTAGCAATTGCAGTGTGCGTCTTATTAATATCGTATAGTGGAACTTTATGAATTTGATATAGTTCAACAGTTGCACCATTTGCATGAGATACAGCTGTTGTGCTATTTGCACCCCGTGTTGCACTAGTAATACCTGTTCCAGAAATNGTGGTATAACTAATAATCTCATCATCGATTATAATATAGTACACGTTGGATGCATCCCTAGAATACTTACCACTAGTGTCATCAAAGTTTGTTCCACTCGT